AGTAAAGCACCACCAGTATAGTTCCAAGCAGAACCAAGCCAACCTTGCTTTGGTTTGGTGGTTGGATCCTCTTCACCAAATGTTTGGGCAAGTGTTTTTTGTTGTTCTGGTGTATAACTCTGGACAGCCTTTGCTGCAATATCAGATGGTAGATTAGATAGTTGTCTATGTACATTAAGTACTTTATTTAGATCTTCTATCTTCTTTCGTTCTGCCTCTGATAAACCTGCTGCATATGCTGCTGCTTTTAGATTATCAGCCACTATTGTCCTCTAGATAACGCCTGTTGATATAGTACCGCGATATCTCCTGTCTCATCATAAGCGATGAGTTCAGCTAAGATATCTGAAGTTTTGCGACCTGCAAACTTAGATTGCATCATTAATGCTTCTGGTCCAGCACCTTCTCCAACTGCTACACCTGCGGTAATAGGTTCTGTTGGTTTTTGTGTTGGAGCAAATAATGGAGTTACTGGAGTCATTTGAGTCAATGGATCTGCTGGTCTTCCACCAACATTATCTGCAATACCGCGAGTTTTAGATTTAGGTGCTGCTGTATTTAACATAGCAGTTTCTTGTCCTTCACCGTATGCTGTAGATCCTAAATCCATATCGGTTCTCTTTGAGAACTTACCAGGACCTGATGCTCCTGCTAATGGGCCTCTAGCCATCTTTGTTCTCCTTAATAGTTTCTAAATCTTGTGCGAACTGTTGCCAGACTTTTGCTTCTTGGCTTTTTTGTTGCGAATTATAAATGCTCATATTATGCAGATCTTCTGCCAGCGCTTCAAATGCGCTAATTAAATTTAATGCGAATCCTGTTACTACTACTAAAAAATCAGATGAACGAACTGGGCGCTGTAGATCATCATCCATAACGCCCAGCTCCTTTCTAAAATATTTACTTCTTTACTGACTTACCTTTACGGCCTGGTGCTGCATATCCGAAGAACACTTTTCCGCCTTCTTTTCCTGCTGGCTTATTCTTGCCCTCAGTTGGCTTTGCGGTTGGTGCTGCTGCTCTTGATCCCTTATTCATTTTCCACCTCCTTACGCTCCGCCAATGGCGGCGAGTAGTTGACCTATATCTGGTTGAGATTGTCCAGTAGCAGGGGCCGCACCGACTTGTTGTTCTTGAGTTGGCTGCGAGGCAGGAGCGGGGGCCGCACCTGCTACTGGAAGTTGTGCTGCGCCAGGAAGTTGTGGCTCCACTGGAGCAACTGGTTCTGGTGCAAATGCTTTACCAATTACCGATTCTAAGGATTGTCCTTTTTGTCGGCCCTGGATTACTTCTGCGATTCTAGAAATGATTTGAGTTGGGTCTTGACCTTGGGAAGCAAGTGCGGGTATAGCTTGTGCATACTGAGCAACAGCAACCCTAAGAGAATCGCGCATCTCTTCAATGTCAACCCTTTGCTCTTCTTGTGTAACATTTAGGTCTAATGGTATCTCTCTGCGAACATAGTCGCGGCTGACGAGTTTGTCTGAACGCATTTGTAGTAATGCGATAATGGCTCGGTTAGGATCCATTCCAGACATAATTCCGTAACGAACATCTACACCATACTCGCCTTTAATATCACGAGATGGAGTGTACTTCATTGTATAAGGTGTACCGTCATCGGTTCCCTTAATAGACTTAGTCATAGATCCAAAGATCTTCTCATCTACTTCAAAGCATAGACCGATAACATCTTGGAACAACTTAGCGAACTGTGCTTGTGCTGCTTTGATCTGTGTATCAAAACCTGCTTGTAGTGCTTGAACACCACGACCAGTGATAATAGAAGCATCCATATTACCTGAACGAGATTCAGGATAACGAGCACCTAGACGAAGTTCTCTTTCTAATACGCCAGACTCTGTAAATACTCCCGGTGGTAGTTCTAGTGGAACTCTACGAATACCTTGTGGGTTAGCAGAACGCATAATTGAATCTGGTCCTAGAGCAAGTTCTTGCACATCTTGTGGAATAGCAATAGGTGCTTGGATAGATTTCTCTGCTGCTTGGATTTGTAGAATAGCAAATCTTGCACGAGCAAGTTGTACTGATAGTACATCATCAAACTGACCGCGAGCTTCGCCGTCAAGAGAAGAACGGACTGCGACTCTAGCAAGGCACTTACCAATTGGGTTTGGTGTGTTTGATAAAATTAAATTGTTACGCTCTGGGATAAATAGTAAGTCTTGATCTTTGTCGTGGTAACGCATTACTGATAGGTAAGGTGATGCTGATTGATAAACGCTACGAACATTTAGAATCTGACTTGCAAACTCTGGGAACTGTGCTGCTAATGATTCAGCATCAGAAACTACAACCTGTAGTAATGATGTGGTACGACCAAAACGATCAATCTCTGGATAGACACCAAATGGATTAAGTAAACGAATACGAGGATTGTTACCTTCGTAATCCATCTCTACAAGAGCAGGTAACATACCGTAGGTATTAAACCAGTCAGCTCCTGAGTACATCTGTAGTGGTAGATCTGAAGAGGCTACATAGTAGTTAGCAATACGAGTTCTGATATCAGCAGATTTACGCTGAGCATCTGAAACCATATTAGTAGCTGAGCAGTTAAATGATGGCATAGGTGCCATTGCTTCTGCTAAGTCTCTTGCTGCTACATCAATAAAGTTTGCAACTAGTGGCTTTGGATAATCCTCTGAGAACATAGAAGGATATACCTTAGAGATATCACCTTGACGAACTGAGAGTACATCTCGCATACGTTGATCGCGGGCAGCATACTTAGTCTGTAGCCTCTGCGCTTTTGCGTAGACCTCTTTAACTGTTAACAATTGTTCTCCTTAAATAAAGGTACGTTGTTTTTCATTAAGCATCTCATCTATGTTAATAACCATTCTCTTGCGTTTTTCAGAACTTGATAGGAATGGGTTTGTCATATGATGCTTAGCGTGTATACCTTGGTTGAGCATCTCTCTTGCTCGTATCTCACAGAACCATAAGGCCATAACCATATCGGTCTTGCCTTTAGTAGTAGGTGACCAAGTAATTAACTGTTCTATTAATGATTTAACATTCTCAGTTTGATCACTTGGAAGGTGCATTAGATTATCTCTATGGTGTTTACCATCGTGCTGTTTAGTTCCAAATAAGGTAGACATAGAAGCTACACCAAAGCCTGCATCCCATTTATTGTTACCAGTGTGATGCTCTCGTAATATAACACCACGAGTTGCAAGGTGTGATCTAATACCCTCATCTTGGGTTAAGAAAGACTGGAAAGCATTTCGCTCTACAATCCATTCACTAGGACCGTAGATAGAGGTCCAGTTAAATATTAAATCTCTTATTTGTGCCGGGGTAGGTCTAGTAATCTTTATAGCATCTACTATATAACGCTTATGGTTAATGCGATCTATCGCATAGCAGATAGCTGCAGTATCCCCAATCATTGCTGGGTCTAGACCACAGATTATAGAAAAGCCGTTTAAATCTTTTGGGTGACCAGGATGACCTGGGGTAAGGCGACCACTCTTACGCATACCATCAATAGAGCCGCGAACGCACACAGGATCAAAAACTGCATCATCAGAGATGTCTTGTTGTTGGTAAATGAGCGCCCAAGTTGAAGCATCCATACTCTGTCGTTCATTATAAAGGTTGCGCCCGTTCCATCTTGGGTATAAGCCATCTTCGTTTTTATCCGTTTCAGCTTGTCCATCAAATGGTTGATCAGAGGCAGGCCATAGAGTTTCCCACTTAGTAGGATCCTCATCTGCAGTTAATAATGCTGGCATTGCTAGGTAGGTCCAAGGAACTATACCACCGGGATACCTATCAGGGTTACGTAGTTCTTTATATAGATCTACTGAAGCTACTCTAGTTCCAATGATAATTAACTTACCTGTTGGGTTAAGACGAGATCTAACATCTTGGGTGAGCCACTTGATCTGGCGTTCAAAGTCATTTGCATTTGATAGGGTCACAGCATCGTCAACGATAATCATATCTGCACGTTTACCGTAGATCTGACCACCGATACCAACTGCTTCTATGTTGGGATCCTTTTCGCTGGATTCACGCAACTCATCACCGAAGGTAACGCGAGTTGCTTGCCAGGAGGCTGACTTAGATTTGAACCCAACCCCAGCAGCGTAGGCAGTCTGTAGATCTTCATACATAGGATGCGTTAAACGTTGCTTAATAGCGTAGAGAAAGTCTGCTGCTAAGCGCTGGGTTTGGGAGACTATAAGGATACGAAAGTTAGGATTGCGACAAACCTGCCAGGTTACATAATCAACTGTGATGG